TATCAGAGAATTTATTCGGAATTTATTCAAGTATCCAAATAATTATCTCGTGAGAGACGGTTCTTATGTATCAAGTATGCGACTTCGCCTTGTAAAGCATAAGAGGTTACCCACATTTGAAGAGATTTTAAGTCACCCATTCTTAACTGGTAAAAAGAATGATGTAGCTAAAAAGATTCTCAATGCCGTCACTAAGACCAAAAAGAACTTTGCTCCACGTGTAGCAGTTGCCCCAAAGCCCAAGGTTGTCCCAGGTGAGACTGCGATTGAGAGAGCTAAGAGAATACTCGCAGAGGCTGCTGAAAAGAAAAGAGTTCCCATTAGACGACCCGGTGTAATTGTGAAACGTAAACCTTCGGTTCAAGTACAAGTTCGTGAATTTGAGAAAAAGGTTGAACCTACACCTAAAAACCCTATCTACAAATTCATCAACATTAAGGGTAAAGAACGTATATACAAAACAAAGGGTTGGTATGAAAAGGCATTGGCTAAGAACAAAGCTGCTCGCAATGATAAACTCAAAGTACGATCTTAAAAATTCGTTTAGTACCCTCATCAATCATAGAGAGTATCTTAAACTTTGGAGTCTTGACAAGCTTCATACCACTCTTTGTAACAAATGACTTCATCCGTTCAACTTCACCACGGGGCATTTTCCTGGTGTACTTGAGTGTGACTTTTTTGTTTCCGATGTTGAATACAGTTGATGACATTTATAATATTTACATATAATAAACAATGTGGCTTCTAGCTCTTCTCATCCTCGTTAATCTTTACATTCTCTCTCAGACTGGTAAACCTAGTGTCAAAGCGGCCGCCTCGAACGGTGAGGAGTGGACTGTTTACGGGACCATGGGTTGTGGTTGGACTCGTAAGCAGTTGGAGTATATGGAAAAGAATGGAAAGCCATTCAAGTTTGTTGACTGTGAGAAGGGGGGATGCTCAGGTATGGAAGCCTTCCCAACCCTCATTCACCCCAATGGTGAAAAGACCGTTGGTTACAGTGAAATTTAAAGACCCCGCACAACATTCAGGGAAAGGGCGAGGATGAAAGCATCAAGCATAGACTTGAGGGGCTTGAGAACAGTGACGTGGGGCACTAGGGAACGGTTCCACGCGAATCGGAGGACGAAGGTCGCGATGAGTACGTTGAGAACAAAGACGAGAAGCTCAGTGAGCATATCGGACTTATTTTCAGTCTTAACAATTTCCTTGAACATTTATTAGATACAGATATTTTTTTTCTATACACACTGTAAATGAAGAACCTACCTCTGAGTGGTTCTGAAAGGAAGTTTACCAATAAGCGCTGGGGTACTTCTACGGGTATAGGTAACAATAACTGTTATGCCTACGCTGTTGGGGATTACCAAGCTTATAGATGGCAAAAATCCATTCCAGGTGATCGTTCTGGACTTTCTAATGGATATCATAACTATACCCATTGCACTGAACTCCCAAAGCGCGTTATTTCAGATAATCCAACGAAGATTTATCCTGTAAAGGCAAATGAAAAGTGTAAGAAGGGGTACTACAAAGTCATGATGTTTGTGTGCCCTGGAAGACCAACAAACTACATTCGTCAAGGTGACTTTCACTTCTATGTGCAACACGGAGTTGTGGAATATCGTATCAAAACCGGTGACACCCAGGAATCTGTAGCTAAGTTCTTTAAGGTTCCACTCTCTAGGGTAAAGCGGGCTGGTAAGTTTACTCCCAACAAACGTCTCGTTTTTAGGGCGAATGTATTCAGTCACAAGAGGGGTTGGGCCACTGGGCCACTTCTGACTGATGCATCTGGCAAGTCTATCACAGATCCACGTAAAGCCGATAGAAACTATCCCGGTCTAAACTACGAGAAGTATTGTAGCTCATTCTGTGTCAAGGACAAGGGCATCAAAGTCGGTAAGACTCACCCCAAGGTCCGCAAGAAGACTGTCTAAATCTACCGTATTTTCAACGTCAAACGACATATCAAAAATATCCATTATGTTAAAGATAGCTTCACTCTCCAATGACACAGTGTTAGACTCCGCTGTGTAATTGTTCTGAACTGTCAACGTAACTTTGAATTGCGAAACATCGAATACTTTTCTACAAATGGGGCAGGTGTTCTTACCTTTGTCTTTCCATTCTTGTATACAGTGGGAATGAAACATATGTCCACAACGGATGGGTGGATTCGTCCTCGTTGACCGTACCTCATTGAGACATATGGCACATTGTGACATTCTAAAGTACAATTCTAAAGTTTTTATTACAATTTACCACACCTAGTACGTCTTAGACATGTTGGTGTATGTGTTGCATGGGTCACACTTCTCACGGGACTGCTCTTGGAGTTTGTTGATAAATTCAGGGCCCTGCTTTTGGAGAGCTTGGCGGAAAGAGTAATTGTCCTCGAAGCTGATACCGTTCTGTTCCATCAAATAGTTATTGGTAAGCTGGGCTGAAGAGTGGATGGTGAAGCATCGTCCATCGGCCATTCCAAGTCGTTGCGACATTTTGTATTAATGTACCATTAGAAATTAATTCCCCTGTTTGTCACTGTTTGAACCCAAGATTTGAATCCATTCTCTTTGAGATATTCAACCATATGTCCACATTTGTATCCGAGAAATACATCAAACACATCAGTTTCTTCTGTGACAGAAACGCGAATTTCAGGTTCCTCGTTAATGTGGTGATTGATGATATTGTATCCAAAAGCAATCTCTTTTAAAGTTTCTGCACCAGTGATGATGATCTTACCAGTTGAAAAGATACTGGTAGTAATTTCTTTCATATCTTGGGCTGGTTGAAATTTGATTTTGACAGCACTGTATCTGTCAGGTTCAAAAGAAACTTTGAAAATATCTGAATGTTTTTCAAAGTGTTGAGCTACTTTCATTAGGTTGATGTTGTAATTGAGACTAAAGTTAGAATTGATCATAACAACTCTGAAAGAGTCATCAGGAATTTTCATCTCCGTTCCCAAAAAAGTCTGAAAAATGTAAGTCAATTGGGTGATAATTCTCTTACAGTCAAAAAGATCACAGCAACCAGCAACTTGAATGGAACCATTAGGAAAGACCTTTACAGATTTAGTGCTGTAAGTATCATGGTATGTGAGTGTCACCTGATTGTAGAAAGTCGTGGGTTTCAACTTCCATATAAAACCACCATTACCTTTGGTACCAGAACGCTTCAATTGAAAGGATTCCATGTTCTCAAATGCATGACGAAGTTTCTTAATATCAATTTCCTGCACAAACTTAGAGACCATTGTGATTGTTGTAATCTTTATCCAAGAAGGACATAACTCTTCAGGTAAATTCTTCCTAAACTCGTCAAGGGTCAGAAGGTATGAAAAGCTGTTGTTGGCGATTGCCGAATACATTTTTAACTCTTTTATATAGAGCCTGTCGTCTTTATATGATTTATACTTAAAAGAGATGGACTTAGGTTAGCTCCATATATTTTCTGGGAAAGTCAAAGTGTAGGTATCAGCCATGACCGAAATGACAGGGGTCTCCTTAACTACAGTAGTACCATCATCTGCCAAAATAACAGCCTTGATACCAATAGCACGGCTCTTACAGCATGTAGTTCTGTTGGTAATAACAAGCTTCTTGATTTCTTGTTCGGAGCCAAGGTCAACTTGCAAATAGTCAATTTCTTCTTGAGTTCTACCTTTTGTGTGAGTCATATTTGTCTTGTTACCGTCGGTGAGTCTAATAAAACCATGTGTTGAAGAGTGCTGCGAACTTCCAGTTACAGTTTTACCTGCAGCTAAGTTTGTATCGTTCGCATCAAACACTTCAAGTTCGGCGAGGTTGATAACTCGGTTTTTGTCATCAACATTACCCGCTGTTGTACCATCATCGCGCATAGCATTCGCATCATAAGCAACTGTCTGCTCCAATTTCACATAGCGACCTTTTGGTGGCCCGGATGGCATCAAAAAATACGCTCCTACTGAAGAAGAAGAACAACAACACATAAGTAAAACTAGTACAATGACTATTTCTGGTTTCATACTTATTTATACTGATATTTTGTTTACGGAATCACGTATTCCACTATACTCGGAGTGGGTGTACTTGCATTGGCACCTTTCGAAGTTGACAAAACTTCAACACCATTTTCCTTTATAGTCCAACCTGGTACATACTTAGGTCTGAAATAGTCAATAGTGAATTTTGAAACCTTTGATGGCATTGTGATAGTCAATACTTTAGTACCTACAGCAGCCTGACCCTCTTTCCACGCGGACCACGATAAGTCTGTGTACTCTCCATCCACGGGTTCGGGGTCGTTCATTCCATAATTATCGCCTACACATTCGTAGCCGCCCGTTTTGCTATTACATTTAGCCCACTCTGGCTCTACATGAATCGTGATTTGATCACTTGTTACCCTAACACCATCAGCCTCAATATCGGTAATGTGAATGTTCCATCTGTCTGTGTGGATAGTCTGTTCCTTTACAATAAATTCATAAACATACGGTCCCGATGGCATCAATAAATACGCTCCTACCGAAGAAGAAGAACAACAACACATAAGTAAAACTAGTATTGCGATCAACGCTCCTTTTTTCATATTTACTTATACCGAGATTTTTTTGGTTAAAGAGATTGAACTATCTTTATGTATATGACCTCTTTCCTCAAAACAGCTAAAGCTGTTTATGATGTTGAATCCAAGTTAAACTACGTTGAAATCGTGTATGAACGTTATGTAAAAAATAAAGGGTATGAAACCTATATTGATTATATTCACACGAAGCCTCTCGCAGATTGGACGGTTATTAAGTCAAAGACACATTCTATTCCTTACGAAAAGTTCCTAGACACAATGTGTGAAAAGACTCTTGAAGTTTGCCAGAAAATGGTTGAAATTGCAATTCAAAATATTTTAGCTGACAAACAGAGTATTCACACGTACATCAGAACGGCTTACACTGTTAAAATACTAGACCCCACCTTTCAACCACCTTGGATCAATACTGAAAGTGCTTGGCAGAGGGAATTTATTAAAAAGTTCTGTGTTGAGACACTCACAGATCTAATTCAGGATTGTGAAGATAAATCTCGTTTGGATTACATTTTTAACGTCTTGCGTGATATACAGAGAGGGCAATAGTCAATACACATAGAAAACCACCGATCATAGAAAATTCGGGGTGATTGGAAACGCCAATAGTTACCTTTTCAATTACACTTCTCTTCTTTTGTCTGGTAAAGCCGGTATCAACGTTTCTACGTGGGTGAACACCCCTAGATAAAGAACAGTCAGACGTAGATTCTGCACACAAACCGTAATCACAATATATACTTTTCTGAGGTTCTTGGATACCAGTACCCTCTTCAACTTCGGTAAAATCGTCAAATCCACCACTTTGTCTCACACTTCCTGGAAGGGAAAAATCGTGAGAGACAAATGGATTAACATTATCAATTGCTTCTTCGTCTGTAAGCATCATAGTTACTTTTACTTCAGATTATATTTCTTATTCTTCATTTTAGTTTTGTGTTCTTCCCACATCATGTCTAGATCCACATTTAGCATATGCGCTAATTGGAAAAGATAACTAAACACATCACCCATCTCCATCATAACATCCGTACCCCTCTCCTTCTTGAGACCGGTTTTCTTATAAGTCTTCTTGTACTGACGAATGGCCGACGCGAGTTCGCCAAATTCTTCTGTCAGAAGGAGCCATACCGTATCAACCGCGGCACGGTCCCAACCCTTTGATTTACATACTTTTTCAGTTTCTTGTTTGTAGAAGTTCAAACTCATCTTATCAGTACAGGGAACCAAAACTTTAATTGATACCAATCTTCATATTCTTGGGAAGCTTTTTACCAACAGTACTTGTGTTTATAGGTTGTGCGAGGGGGACCGCGATTGTGTCAATATCTTGGACGTAGGACATATATTGGGCGACACCGGTTTGTATTTGAGATACCGCAGTATCAATCACACGGGAGTTCATAAAGCGAACTTGTTCATTGATACGCACATGATGATCACCTGCATTATTGATGAATATAACACGCATGATACTGTACAGGTCGTCAGGGTTTTGACGGTCAATCGCGATACCAGTTTTGTTCTTGAATGTCTGTCGGATACCACGCTGGAGAAGATCCTGATTAAATTTGGAAAAAAACAATGTGTTGAGTGGAGTCTCAGTCTGCTTGAGGGAGTCAAGGTGAAGATTGTCACACATTTAATATACCCTCGGAAAAAAAACTTGGTACATATTAAATGTTGAACATAGCCGATTTTGACGAGGCTTACGCCAACAAGCCTACCAACGTTGAACAGATACCATGCAACCCCCCATCCTGCTTCGTGGGATCTTACGCCCCCGTGGCGCGTCCAGGTGAGACCGGTCCCTTCTTTGTAAACAGTTACTTTCTTCAGCCTGATCGTAAGTTTGAAATAGCTGGTTCTGTTAAGGTTACCAGTGCCGATCTAGAGAAGTGCAAGAAGTAAGTTAAAAATAAAACACGTAGAATAGTTAGTAATGAGAGTCATTAAACGCTCAGGTCGTATTGAGGATATGAAATTTGATAACATCACCAATAGGATTAAGAATTTAACGTATGGTCTCTCAGAAAATTGCGACTCTGCCAAAGTCGCGCAACAGGTAGCTTCATCCCTCTACGATAATATCACGGTTCAGGAGATTGATACACTTTCTGCAGAAGTTTGTGTTGGAATGATAACATCCGACCCTGACTACGAAGTCCTCGCGACTCGCATCATCGCCAGTAACATCCAGAAGGTGTGCCCTAATAACTTTCACATCGCCATGAAGAAACTCGCTAAGGCTGGTATCGTCACTGATGAAGTCGCACACGTCGCCGGTCTCGTCAGAAACGATATTATCGCAAAAAGGGATTTTGATTTTGGATACTTTGGACTCAAAACTCTAGAGAAGAGCTATCTCCAGCGTCTAGATGGTGTGTTGATGGAAACACCTCAATATATGTTTATGAGGGTATCTATCGGTATCCATGGTGATGATATCCCAGCCGTTCTGGAAACCTATGACAAGATGTCCCAGGGTCTTTTTATTCATGCTACACCCACCCTATTCAATGCTGGAACACCTAGACCACAGATGTCCAGTTGCTTCCTCATCGCCAATAAGGAAGATTCCATTAATGGTATTTACGGTACCCTAACCGAGTGTGCACAGATTTCCAAATGGGCTGGTGGTATCGGTATGCACATCCATGACATTAGAGGTAATAAGTCTCGCATTAGAGGTACAAATGGTCAATCTGATGGTATCATTCCAATGCTTAGGGTTTTCAATGCCACAGCGCGATACGTGAACCAAGCTGGTAGACGTAAGGGGTCAATCGCTGTCTACATTGAACCATGGCACACGGATATCATGGATTTCTTGGAACTCCGTCTCAACCAGGGTGACGAAGAGGCGCGTTGCCGTGATCTATTCTCAGCCCTCTGGATCCCAGATCTCTTCATGAAGAGAGTGGAGCAGGGTGGTCAGTGGTCCCTCTTCTGCCCAGACAAGGCTCCCGGTCTCTCCGATGCAGTGGGTGAAGATTTTGAAGCCCTCTACACCAAGTATGAAGAGGAGGGTCGTGCTAACACCACTGTGCCAGCCGCAGAGGTTTGGAAAGCTATCCTAAAGTCACAAACGGAGACTGGAACTCCGTATATGTTATATAAGGATGCCTGCAACCAGAAGAGTAATCAGAAAAACCTGGGAACTATCAAGAGCTCCAACTTGTGTACAGAAATCCTGGAATATACCGACAAGGATGAAACCGCTGTATGTAATCTGGCTTCAATTGCCCTCCCCAAGTATGTAGATGTAGAGAATAAGACGTTTGATTACGAGAAACTCCATGAAGTCACCAAGACTGTGACTAAAAACCTGAACAGAGTCATTGACAGGAACTTCTACCCAGTTGAGACTGCCCGAAAGTCTAATATGAGGCATCGTCCAATTGGTCTCGGTGTCCAAGGTCTCGCAGATGTATTTATCCTCTGCCGTCTCGCGTTTGACTCTGATGAAGCCAAGGAAATTAACGCGCGTATATTTGAGACTATGTACCACGCCGCTCTAGAAGCCAGTTCTGAGCTTGCAGAGGTACAGGGTTCCTATGAGACCTTTGAGGGATCTCCCGCCTCACAGGGTGTGCTCCAATTTGATATGTGGGAGGGTGATACCAAACTCAACTACGACTGGGACGCGTTGAAGGAGCGTGTGAAGACTAAGGGACTTAGGAACAGCCTCCTCATGGCTCCGATGCCCACAGCTTCCACGGCCCAGATTTTGGGTAACAATGAGTGCTTTGAGCCTTACACAACTAATATCTACTTGCGCCGTACCCTCGCCGGTGAGTTTGTAGTTGTCAATAAGCACCTCGTTGACGATCTCAAGAAGATTGGTCTATGGTCCAAGGAAATGAAAGATCTCATGGTCAAGGCTGGTGGTTCTATCCAAACTATCGTAGACATCCCAGAAGATATCAAGAAGTTGTATCGCACCGTCTGGGAAATCAAGATGAAGGATGTCATTGACATGGCTGCTGATCGCGGTCGTTTCATTGACCAGTCACAGTCTATGAATCTTTTCATGGAGAGCCCCACAATGTCCAAGCTTTCATCTATGCATTTGTATGCATGGAAGAAGGGTCTCAAGACCGGTATGTACTATCTGAGATCTAAGGCAAAGGCTCGGCCGATCCAATTCAGTCTTGAACCTGATTGTGTGGCGTGTTCAGCTTAAAGTTTTAACCCCATATTCAATCAGTGCGATGTCTAAAATTACCGACGCTATCGAAAACTTGGAAATTGCCGAGTTTAATAACCGAAAGATTGTACTCTCCACAAAGGAGGGTACTCCTATGAAGATTCATTTCCCCCGTCTGTACATGCCTTTCGGTGTCTCTGGTTTTACACCTGAAGTCGGTCCAACTAAATACAACGTAGATCTCGCCCTAAAGGGTTATGACGAGGAAGATAGTTATATTAACAAGTTTTACACTTCCCTGAAAGCTCTTGAAGATAAAATCATCGATGCTGTCGTTGAACAAAGTGAAAAGATCTTCCAGAAGAAGATGACAAAGGAGGAACTCAAACCAATGTTCAACTCTAACATCAAGGAAAGTCCCGGTCGCGAACCAAAGTTTCGTCTAAAGGTTGATACGGATCACAATGGCCTCATCAAGGCTGCAGTGTATGACGCAGACAAGAATCCTATCAAGACGGAGGTTTCTAACGGACTCTATGCAAGAAATAGTGGTCACGCTATCGCTGAACTCAATAGTGTGTATTTCTTGAACAGAATGTTCGGGTGTACGTGGAAGCTTAATCAGTTGGTTGTATATGAACCACAGAATCTCAAGGGGTTCCAGTTTCAGCTTTAACGAAGACGCGTCACAATCTTTGACCCAGGTATATTCTTGTACTTTGGGATTGGAGTATAGTTCTTGTACCCACCAGGCATCTTCGTAAACATCGCACCTCTGCTCGTTTGATAAATACGACGCCTTTTATTATCAAGGAAGTTCGTATTCATAGCAGCCTTTCTAGCACGCTCTAACACGTTCATCTTACTTATTACCACCATTTTTATTCATTAGGAGAATATGATATATAATCTGTGCCTCCTTAAGAAGTTTACCCTGAATCTTGGTAAAGCTCTTAGGATCCTTTCCCAACTTAATCTTAGCTAGACGCACGGACTCGTTCCATTTAGCGAGAGTCATTCTTATAGTATTACATCATTTTTTTCACCTTCTTGTCATAAGCCTTGGTACCTTCCTTAGGTTGGAGCTTGAAACCCTTCTTGGTGGGCTTGAAAACCTTGGTAAGATGCTTCTTACCCTCCTTCTTCATGCGAGCGAGGGCAGCCTCCTGAGCAGCTTTGCTCTTAATCTGACCATCCTTGGGATCAAGTATGAGATCCTTCTTCTTGAGACCACCCGCAGTTTGATCAGCAGTTCCATGGAAAACCTGAGCACGAGAACCAATCATTTTGTTTATACATTAAGCTTTGAAAATTTTCTTGATGTCCAAAATAGAAATCTTTTCAGTCGTTCTCTTTACTGGTATTTGTCTTTCAACCCTCTCGTCATTTAGGACTTTTGAACACACGATAGATTTGTGACCTTGGAGAGCCATCATTTCTTCTTCTACTGAAACGAATGTATCCGTCTCTTTGTAGATAAGCTTCTTGACAAACACTTCTTTAGTCTGCCCTGTCCGATGACTCCGACCGACAGCTTGAAGCTCCGTTGCAGGGTTCCAAGATGGACCAGTAATGTAGACACGAGTAGCTTCTTGAAGGTTGAGACCCTGACCACCAGACTTGATCTGAATGATAAACACAGCACCGGGTGGAGCATTTTTAAACGCGGTCACCTGGTTGTCCCTCTCTTCCTTCTCCACCGAACCATCAATACGGAAAGTTGGTCTCTCCATATTTTTCTGAATATAGTCCATCTCACCTCTGAATTGACAGAAAATGAGGGTCTTCTCGTCTGGGTGAGACTTAATCATACGGAAGAGTGTTTCCATTTTATTAGATTTCCCAACCCATTCTTCTGTT